GCCGTCAGCTCCATCTCCCGGCTGAAGTGGGGAATATACGAATCCCGCATATATTTGATGAATGACGAGACGACTCGTGCAGCCGCGGCATCGCTCACTTCGACCGGGTAAGCCCGGATGTTCGCGCGCGCCAGGGCAAACATACACATTGAGACGTAAGCCTGGATCCTTTCAGAGATCACCAAGCTCTCGCAGTCGCTGGCTCCTTCCCAAGGAAGCGCATCTGACCCACTTTTGCGGAGGGAGCTGCTCTTCCCAGGCCAATAGTTGCGACGGTCGTCAAACGAAACCGAGCACTGGTCAGTCCAGTGCCCTAGCTGGCTCAAGGTTTCACGATAGCTCTGGAGGAGATCCCCCACATTGGGGCCGTCCCCAGCCCGGACTTGTGCGTTCTGGCTCACGGGAAGACTTTACTATCTCCTGTCCGATTCATCTTCCCCGCTCAGAAGGAACTCCATCAGCGCGAGAATCTCTTCGCGCCTGCTCGGGTTTGGGTCCTCGTCCCGGTGTTCCAGATTATAGGTCACCCTCCAATCTCCCTGATCCCCTCCGGCGCGCATTGCAAAGAGAAATGGGATCTTCTCCCGGTTACACGCTTCGATCGCATCTTCTATAAAGTCCTGGGTCATTCTATAACTGGTATTTCCTGCCGGGGTGGGGTGAACCCGCGCCAGGTGGAAGAGAACACGATCTGTCCATCGATCACCCGGCACTCTACAATATGTGCCCCAACGTGAGCCTGCAGCCCGAGTCGGGCCATGAAACCGGTTTGTCTTTGCGTACAGCCGGCTGCGACCGCGGCCACCCCCCGGTAGGCTGGGAGGGTGAACGCTTTGTGGAAATGTCCGACCAGCAGGCAGTCTGGCTTGTTGTCGCTGTCGAGTGATTCGATGATCTTCTGGATCCGGTAGGAGAGCGCATAGCTGCTGCCACCACCGGGATGAAGCATATCGATCCGGATGTCTTTCTCCTGTCCGGATCTCGCGACCACCCAGCGCGCAGCGTCCGAGCCGAGATACTTTATGTCCTCGCGCTTCTCACCGATCCGGTAGCAGACATCCGTTCCACCATTTTTCATGTGGGCCTCGTCGTGATTTCCGCTGATCAGGTGAGTTGTGATTCCTTTTATGTAGGGGAACTGCTCGACAACCCAATCGATCTGACTGTCGGCGCCATGCTTGTGCACCTCGTGCTCGTGACCTTTGCGCATCTGCACCCCCTCGGTCATGTCCCCGCAGTGGTAGACCGTCTTGATGCCTTCCTGGTCGAACCATTCGTAGATGGCCCTGGTGATGCCCACCTCTTCATAAATCGATCCAAAGTGAGTGCAGCTCAATGTCCCAAAGCGAAATGGAGGAGCCTTCTTGCCTATCTCTACTCGCTGAGTCGCGCGCGCGCTGGCCAGCGTCTCGAGTTGCTCCCGGAGCGACAGGATCTGCCCCGCTACTCCCTTCGCTTGCGCGAGATCTTCGATGCTCTTTCCTTTGCCAGCCATATTTATGCTATTCCCAGAACCTTCTGGATCTGAGAAATGATATGGGGTGCTGCCCAAAGGTTGTGACCACCGCGCTTCAGCCGATATGCTGCAAACTGTTTCGAATCCGCATACCGGCGCCAGGAATAGACCGGCACTTCGCAGAGGGTTCGGAAATCCTGGTCCTCGAAGTATTGGTCGCACTCCGCTGTGAGCACCTCGTCCACCTTGCGCTGGATAATAAGCGCAACGTCGTGCTTCCCGCGGAAGTCATCGACTGACTTGCCCCGGCCGGGCTTGCGGGAAGCTCCTCCGGGAGGACCGGAAAGGTTCAAGGCTTCCCTCACTTCCTGCACTTCTCCCACTTTGCAATTCAGATTGTGAGCGATGAGCCCGTTGGCCCGGGTGCTGTCCTTGCGAAGCGCTCTTTCTATCTTCTCTTGTAAATTCATTTCGTCAGTCGTTTGCATACTCGCTCCCAGGCTGGCCAGAAGCACTCGTCCAGGCAGCGGTTTAGCGCTTCCTCTTCCATACTCTCGCACCATGCGACTCCTCCCAGGGCCCACGCAGCGTGAACCATCTCGTGACGCAGCGTGTCGTGCAGCTTCTTCCCCTTGAGACCCTGGTCTATTACGATGGTGCGACTGTCCAGTGACCAGGACCCGTAAGGATCCCCGTCCAGGTCTTGCCGGACGACCTTGATGGTAACTCCCGCAATCCGGATGCTTTTGGGGCAAATCATCCTCGCGCGCCAACCTGCTTCTGCAACTCGTTGATCAGCTTGTATGCCCAGCGCTCGTCATGGCCGGTCCTCTCGGAAATCGTTTCCAGGGAAGCCTCCTCTACGTCACCGAGAACGGCTCCGCGGATTTTCATGTAGCAGTAGTCCCAGGCCAGAAAGCGGTCCCCGTGCTCAAGGGCATAACTTTTCGTGTCTATAGGATTTCTTTCCATCTTCGTTCTCAATGAGCTGCACCTTGAACGGCTTGCGGGGAGCCAGGTGCCGTTTGATTTTTTCGGTTACCAGGACAGGATGCTTCTCCCATCTCCCGCTCACTTGTTTGATCCGCGCCCAGATCCTGTTGCCTTGCTTGTTCGGTGGTAGCGGCAGACAGATTGCCTGCTGGAACCTTGGAACTGCCAAGGGCAGGATCCGGGCCGCGGCATGGTGAACGCGCAGCTTCTCAACTCCGCTCGGCCGGTAAACGATCTGTGGCCGTCCTCTCCCGCGGTGGCTATACCAGTCGTCAGTGGTCATGTGCTCGTCGCGCAGCTTCTTGATCCGGTTGCCCGAGATCCGTAGCAGCTCCAGTACTTCCTTTTGCGGGAGGTCTCCCGGTCTCAATTCGCTCACCATTCCTTCCAGTCTACTTGCTTTTGTCTATCGGGCGCCCCGTAACTCGGGAGCGGGTCAGAAGTTGCGCGCAAACTGCTCTCGTCCATGTGGTGCAGGCCGGTCACCTCCCCATAGCGTAAGCAGTCGATAAAGTCTTTTTGGGCTTCTTTGAGCCCTCCCTGGCCGGTGTATTCTCCCAGCGCAGCGATCACGTTCTGGCACTTCTCGCTCACATAGAACCGGGGACGGTTCACCCCATCGATCGGCCGGTTCCGGTCGAAGGCCATCAGGTTGTTCAGAGCCTGTAAGCCCTGCTCGATCTCGTTGCCCCGGTCCCCAGGTGGAAAGGAACTCGGCAGGCAGATGAAATCGAAGTCATCCAAATTCGAGAGAATGGATTCTGATCCTCCATCTCGACTCGGGGTCTGTATCTTGCACATCCGCGGGTCAATGATGCGCTCGTGAATACTGATCCCCTGCTGGCTCGTGTCCGTAGTGATCCGGCCGTCGTCATGCTCAGTCACTACTCCTCCCTCCATCTCATAAAAGAGCTTCACAAAGTCCCTGATGCCCAGCCCCCGGCCGCGCGCTCCGGGCCCAGGTCTCCACTCACCACCTCTCCACTCACACCAGTCCTGGTCCCCAGGGAACTCGTCCATCACCCAATAGGTTCCGGAAGCGTCCACCGCTATCCATACACAGCACCAGTTCTTCGATCCCCCCGGGTCGATGCATTGATAGTAAGTCACGTCCTCGGTCGGAATCTCCTCCGGCTTCACCACATTGCTCTCGCGACTGAACATCGGGAACACAGTGGTCGAGGATCTCACCGGCACTCCATAGGCGCGGGTGAGGATCTCGTCGCGCGGCCTGCCTGCCAGGTCCCCCTTGATGCGCTCGTAGCCCCCGAACGGATTCCACTCGGAATGAAAATAAACAATGCTCGCATCACGCAACTTGCTGCGCTGAGTGATCGGGACAAGGTCTCCACCAAGTAACTCAGCCGGGCCCTGCTCAAGAGTCTCAGCCTGGTGGAGGAACTCTCTAACAGTTTCCGTGTAGCCCCAGACCGGAGTGAACGTCGCTAAAATTTTTGCGTTGCGAGTGGCACAACGAAAACGCAATCCATTAATCAATTCCGGAGAACCAAGATACTCGTCCAGCCAGCATCCGAAATTCACAAAGCCCGGATCAAAACTCCCCAGCTCCGCTCCCTCGATCACGCTGGCATCCTGCGAGAACTGCGAATACGTCTTCCAAATCAGGTGAGATCCGTTGGGAAAGATCATCGACGCTCCCGCAAAGCCGGTTTGTCGTTTATAAGATATATAATGCCCCTTCGATCGACTCGTGAGGCGCAGGTCAGGAGGAAGCCAGTCGTAGACCGCAGCCTGGACCTGTCTAACAGAGACCTCCGCGTTCTGCGAAAAGATGAAGATCGTCGCGCCAGGGTTCTCGATCGCAGCCCTGACCACACTCCGCGCCCCATAGATAGTCTTCCCGCTGCGGTTCCCTCCAAGCACTATCAGCTCGTTGGTAGCGTCGTCCCCGGTCACCAGCGCATCTGCCTTCTCCCAGTGAGGCATCTTAAACCCGCAATTCAACGGATCCTCGGCCGCATTCCGCAGTGCTTCGTGGTACTGCGAGTGCAACTCCAGAACCTGCCCAGGGTCCATCCTGGCCAACTCCTCAGGAAGTGGTGGCTTCAGGACCGGATGATCCTGCCACTCTAACACAATCTAACAACCATTCCCTCTAGACTGTGCAGACATTCGCTCTGCATCCAAGCCCTTTGAGAACATAATGACCTATTCCCGGTCTTCTGTCAGGATTCTCCAAGCCAGGGCTGCGCAGTGGGGCACTTGTCCGTTGCCAATGCATTTAAGTCTGTCCACCCGATGGGCCACCCCATTAGCCACTCGACCCAGTTTGGGTTCAGTTGCCCACATCTTTCTTCCTTCGGAAGATGGGCTATTGACGCTCGGGACCCAGATCCTTCCCATTTGTCCATTCTCCCAGCCGACTTGTGATTGCCTGCCGTGGGAGTCGGCCACATCTTCACTGGTGCCGCAGCAATTCCCCGGAGATTCCCTTGAGTCCACTCCCTCTCTGCGCTCTTCATCGTCGATGGGTTCCACGAATCGGCACAAGTCGGAGT